ATTTGCTCCAACTTACCCGAAAACCCCCCAAAACTGGCTAATGACGACGAAGCACAACAAATCGGACATATAAATAAAACAAAACCAAAAATATCTAAAGCAAAGGATTTGGGGGCTGGTGGTTTAGGTAGCCCGACACCGCGCATATTTAGCAGCCCAGTTAAGGGTGCAACAAGCCGTGCCCCTGAAGTTATTGCATTTGCAGAATCCATTGGAATCAAACTTATGCCCTGGCAGATCAATGCCCTTGGGGATATGTTGCTGGTGAAGGATGGCAATTGGGTAGGCAAAACCATTGGGTTGTGTGTAAGCCGTCAAAATGGGAAAACAGAATTGGCCAAATTGAGGATCTTGGCTGGCATCTACTTATTTGGCGAAAAAAACATTGCGATGATGTCTTCCAACCGCACAATGGCAGTTACCACTTTTCGGCAGATTCATTACCTGATCCAAGATACCCCAGCCCTTTTGGGGTTATGGGAAAAGACTTACAGCACAAACGGCAACGAGCGCATCCGGTTTAAAAACGGTGCTGAGATAATTGTTGTTGCTGCAACAAATGAAGGTGCTCGTGGTTTAAGCGTTGATTTCTTTTTCATCGATGAATTGCGCGATATCAAGCCTGAAGCCTGGGATGCTGCTTTGTACACAACCCAAGCAAAACCAGCTGCTCAAATCCTTGCAGTATCGAATGCAGGGGACAAAGGCAGCATAATTTTAAATCAATTGCGGGAAAAGGGGATTGAGGACAAAACCCCTTCTTTGCGTTGGCTTGAATGGAGTGCACACCCTTCTTTTAAAATAACGGACAGGCGTGCTTGGGCACAGGCCAATCCAGCCCTTGGCCACACCATTACCGCTGAAACTCTTGAGCACCGAATTCTTACCGGCGAACCGAATCAAGTAAGAACTGAGATGTTGACCCAATGGGTTGAAAACTTGGCCAGCCCTTGGCCAATCAACGCCTGGATGGATTGCAAGATTGATAACCTGGTATTTGAGGCAGGGGCTTCTACATTTTTTGCAATAGACATAAGCCCGAGCAGAAGACACGCTGCATTGGTTGCAGGCCAATTGGTAGGGGATAAGGTAAAACTAAAATGCCTACAAACCTGGAAGTCTGAAGCCTCTATTGATGATCTTAAAGTGGCCAGCGAGGTAAATGAGCACATTAAGCGGTTTAGGCCAAAAATGTTGTTGTTTGATAGATATACCACCGCCGGCGTTGCAGCGAGGCTTGCACATACCGGCCAACCCGTTATGGAGATATCCGGTCAAGTGTTTGCCAGTGCTTGCGATGAAATGTTGGCTGCTATGAGCCACAACCGCATTCAACACGGGGATGAGTACGAATTAAGTGAATCGGTCAATTCCTGCGCTATGCGAACCACAGATTCAGGATGGCGGATTGTAAGAAGAAAATCTGCTGGTGAAGTTGCAGCTGCTATCGCAAGTGCGATGATTATCTGGTATGCCAACAAACCACAGGCAGTTCCAGCAATTTATGTCAATTAAACACGCCGAGGGCATAAATACTTATTTTATCCATTTTTGTCGTATGCTGGTGGTATGGGGTTATTGTCCGCTTTGCGCTTAGTTGAATCAGCAGTTCCGGAATCTAAGCCCACAATCCAAGCCCAATACGCGCCTCCGGCAATGAATGGCACAACTGCTTACTCATATCTGAATCCAGCAATATATGTAACGCGCACCGAGGCACTTGCCGTTCCAAGTGTATCGAGGTGTCATTCATTGATTACCGGGGTGATCGGCTCGCTTCCTTTGAACTTATACAAAAAAAGCACAGGCCAAGAATTAGAAGAACCATTGTGGTTGCAACAACCAGATTATCGTCAACCCCGCGCAGTAACGATTTCAGCAACGGTTTCGGACTTGTTTATGCACGGGGTGGCCTACTGGGAAGTCACTCAAACTTTTTCCGATAGTGGCAGGCCTTCGGGTTTTGCTTGGGTTTCATTTGATCGCGTAACAGAAAAATTGAACGCAAACAACACTTTGGTTGTGGGCTACACAGTTGATGGATCAGGATTGCGACCACAAAATGGTTTGGGCAGTATTGTAACTTTTCAAGCCTTAGACTCAATGGGGATATTGGGTCGCGGTGGTCGCACTATCAAAGCCGCATTAGATTTAGAAAAAGCATCTGCCGTAGCTGCAAGCACCCCGATGCCGTCTGGATTCCTCCAGAATACTGGAGCGGATTTACCAGAGGAACAAGTAACAGGATTATTGGCGGCTTGGAAGTTGGCAAGACAACAAAGATCAACGGCATATCTCTCCAGCACTTTGCGGTTCGAGCCAACTAACTTTTCTCCGAAAGAAATGATGTACGCAGAAGGATCCCAGTTTCTTGCAACCCAGATAGCCAGGCTTTGCAATGTACCTGCTTGGTATCTATCGGCTGACCTTAATAATTCTTTGACTTACAGCAATGTGGTTGATGAGAGGCGTCAATTTGTTGATTACACATTGCGCCCATTTATCTCGGCAATTGAAGAGCGTCTCTCGATGGATGATTTAACCGCAAGGGGCAATCAAGTGCGCTTCGAATTAGATGAAACTTTTTTACGATCTGACGCACTCACACGCTTAGCAGTAATTGAAAAAATGCTGGCACTTAATTTGATCACCTTAGATCAAGCAAAAGAGATGGAAGACTTAACCCCGAACGGAGCAGGCAATGGATCAACAGCCCTTACACCTGACCTTTAACACAACAGTTGAAGCAACGGATGCAGACCGCAGAATTATTGCGGGCAAAATTGTGCCATTTGGTGAAATTGGAAATACCAGCAGTGGCCAGGTTGTATTCGAAAAAGGCAGCATAAGTTACAACACTGGTGGCAAAATTAAACTTTTACTTGAGCACAATGCAAAAGATCCTTTGGGAGTTATGCAAAGTGCTAGTGAAGATGCATCGGGCATTTACGCATCTTTTAAAGTCGCACCAACAACCAAAGGCAATGACGCCCTTATTGAGGCTTCAGAATTGCGCGATGGATTAAGCGTGGGGGTTATTGTCGATGCAGCCGAACCCCGAAATGGCATTCTTTATGTAACCAAAGCCAGCCTCAAAGAAGTAAGTTTGGTGCAGGCGGCGGCCTTCTCATCGGCAGCGGTGCAATCCGTTGCAGCTAGTGAAGCCACGCCTGAACCAGTAGTGGAACCAACCCAACCAACCGAAGAGAGTGAGGCCAGCGTGGAAAACGCTACCCCAGCAACCGAGGTAGAAACCCAAAAGGTCGAAGCCTCACAACCGTCATACACTCCAGTTGCACATACTGAAGTGCGTTCACCAATTAAAACTAAATCAAATTATTTGCAACACTCAATTTATGCAAAACTTGGCAATGATGATTCACAACAATACATTCGCGCAGCAGATGCATTTGCACGCAAAGCAATGCAATTTGCCGATGATTCATTTACCACGAACCCTGCATTTACACCGGTGCAATATGTACCAACAGTTATTGATACATCAATTGGTGCAAGACCTACAATTGATGCCCTTGGTGGAGCGCGAATTCTCCCTGCCAGCGGAATGGTGATCTCTCATCCTAAGATCACGACTTCAGGTACGGTTGCATTAACCGCTGAAGGAGCTGCACCATCAGAAACCGGCATTGTGTCCGCTTATGTAGATGCAACTGTTAAAAAATATGCTGGTCTACAACGCTACAGTCAAGAATTGCTCCTGAGAGCAGATCCAAGTTTCTTCGATGCAATGCTTGAAAATATGACCCGTGCTTACAACGGTGCAACTGATGCAGCAGTTATTGCAGAAATTGTTTCCGGTGGAACACTAGCCACATCACAGGCAACCACAATTGCAGGCATCCAGGCTTATGTTGCGCAAGCAGCACCGGCCGTATATGCAGCAACCGGTGAAGTTGCAACAGCATTTATTGCTGGAACAAGCATTTGGTCATTGTTAATCGGTGCCGCCGATTCAACTGGGCGAAGCATTTACTCAGCAGCTATGCCTTCTAATGCAAATGGACAATCCACACCACGCTCATTGCGCGGAGATGTAATGGGATTGGATCTTTGGGTTGATAGTAAGATGGTTGCAACAACAATTGATGATGCTGCCTTTATTGTTACACCTTCAGCAATTGCAATTTACGAATCACCAGTCCTACAACTTTCAACCAATGTGCCTTCATCAGGCGAAATTGAAACAGAGTTGTTTGGATTTATGGCAGTTAAAACGCTCACAGGCGCAGGCTTGCAGCGTTACAATATGACCGCCTAATAACAAACCCTAGACCGGCCGCCCCTTGCCCCTAGTCCGGCAGGGGGTTGGCCTCTAAACTGAAAGGAGTTACCAATGGCCGCGACATATGTCACAGTTGCTGAATTGAGGACAAACCTCGGCATCGGAACCCTTTATTCAGATTCAGTGGTCGAAGAAGTGTGTCAAAGTGCCCAAGATATTATTGATTCATATCTTTGGTATAACCAAGCACTTGTTTATTCAACGGCTCTAAACAACAACATTGCAACAATCACAACAACACAGCCCCACGGATTTGTTACTGGCCAAAGCGTAACAATTACCAAATCAGACACCGCAACATTTAACGGGACTTACACAATAACGGGCTACACAGAGTTTACTTTTACTTATGCAAGAACAGCCAGCAATCAAATAACACATTTGGTGCGACCTTACGGGCTAGTTAAAGGGCCAAATCACAGCACGGCTTATGCCAGCGTGTCAGCAGTACGCGAAGCCTCAATGATGATCGCAGTGGACATTTGGCAAGCACGCCAGGCACCGTCTGGACAAGGTTCAGGCATTGATAATTTTGTGCCTTCGCCATTTAAAATGGGAAACACTTTGATCGCGAGAGTCAGAGGCCTCCTAGCCGCGTATCTCGCCCCAAGTTCAATGGTGGGATGATGCCAACAGCAATAACAACTTTACGCACTACACTGGCAACCACATTGGCTAATGCTGGTGTTTGGTCAACTTTTGCTTACCCACCTAGTGCACCAATTGCCAACTCAGTTTGCGTAATGCCGGATGATCCATATTTAGTACCAAACAATCAAACCAGATCAAGCATTCAACCATTTGCAAGGTTTAAAATACAAATCATTGTGCCATTGTTAGACAATCAAGGCAACCTAAATACTATTGAAACTTTTGCGGTGGCCGTGTACAACAAACTTGCAGCTGCCTCATACGCCTTAAACATCTCTGGATTCAGCGCACCTTCAATTTTAAATCTAGCAACCAGCGATCTTTTGACAATGGATTGCACCATTGAAGTATTAACGGATTGGAGTTAGCAATGAATTACAAAGTTTTGGCAGGCATTGTTGGTGGCAAACCTGCTGGTTCAATTATTACTGATGCAAACCTAGATCCAAACACGAACATTGAAGCACTCATAAAGGGTGGGTCAATCAAACCGATAACCGAAAAACCAAAGAAAGATGAGGCAAGCGAATAATGGCAACAACAACCTTCTTAAACAACACTTTGGTTGTAACGCTTAACTCGGTCTTGATCAGCGACCAAGTTACCAGCGTTACAATCAATCAAACTTTTGACGAACTTGAAACGACCACAATGGGCGGCAACGGCTCTCACACTTTTGTCAAAGGGCTAGAATCCAGCACCGTTACCATAGATTTTTTAAACTCTTACGCTGCTGCTGAAACTGCAAAAACATTGCAAGATGCTTATGGAACAACCGTTCCCCTAGTTATCAAACCAACTGATGCAGTAATAAGTGCTACAAATCCGGAATATCAAACTACGATTCTTGTCAACAACTTAACACCAGTCAATGGTGCGGTTGGCGATCTAAGCACCCAATCAATCACTTTCACCTGCAACAGTCCAATTGTTGTAGATACAACTCCTTAACAACTAACCTGAAGGGCTAGGCAATGGCTAAGTTAAAGATCACACGCACCACTGGTGAGGTTCAAGAGTTTGAGATCACACCAATAATTGAATACGCGTTCGAAGTAAACAAGAAAAAAGGCATTCACAAAGCCTTTGCAGAGGATCAAATGCAAAGCGATGTGTATTGGCTTTGTTGGGAAGCCATCCGGCGATCCGGCGAAACCGTGCCAATGTTTGGCGAAAAGTTTCTGGAAACGCTTAAGTCAGTTGAGGTATTAGATAGCGACCCTTTAGGGGTTTGAGTGGCAAAGATTCACTCACCTATTTGGTCGCAAATCTAAGTTGTGAAACTGGGATCGCTCCCAGTGAGTTTATCGGGATGGATCCCGTTATGCTCAAGATGATGATTAAAGTGCTAGAAGAAAGGGCAAAGGCGATCAAGGATGCCAACCGACAAAGAAGTCGTAGGACTTGAACAAACTTTGCAGGTACTTAAAAAAGTGCACCGAATTGTGTACGATCAAATGAACAAGGAAATTAAAGTTGTGTTGGCCGAGATCAGGGATGATGCTCAAGGATTTGCGCCTAGCACTACCCCACCTGGTTTAAGCAATTGGGCTAAACAAGCACCAGGTACAGTTTGGGAACGCTTGATCTTTGATCCCGCAGCTATTAAAAAAGGCATCAGTTTTAAGATAGGCAAAACCAAAATCAATGAACAGGGATTTAGTAGCCTGTTCACCATCATAAATAAAAATGCTGCGGGAATGATTTACGAGGTAGCAGGTACACGGAACCCACACGGCAGACCACCAGCCGGAAATTACAAACGCACTCAAACTAAAAAGTTTAGCAAATCCTTCAATGAGGATGCCGGTGCACATTTTATTGATGCGATTACTGCACAAAGCGTTGCGGTGAGAGGCAAGCAAGGCCGGTTGGTTATTAGAGCCGGAGAAAAAAATCAAAAGCGTGCAAGGGCTGCAATCTTACTTTCTATAACTAAGGCAACTAAAATAGCGCACGAAAAGATGCCAAAGGCGGTCGCATAATGGCTGAGCCAGCAATTAAATACAGCATCATAACTGCCTACTCAAACAAAGGTGTTGCAGCTGCTGAAAAAGGCTTGGCTAAATTAGGCAAAGCATTTAAGAAAACTAGCCTTGCCAGAAAATTAACCTTTGCAGCAATGGGCGCAAGTTTTGTGGCACTTGCCAAGTCCTCAGCGCAAGCAGCAATTGCAGATGAAAAAAGCATTAAGGTACTGGCATTTACTTTAGATAATCTAGGGCGATCATTTCAACAAGTACCAATTGAAAACTTTATTGACAAGTTAAGCAGATCATCCGGAATTGCAGACCAAGAAATTAGACCGGCATTTGGTCAGTTAATTACTGTCACAAATAATTTAGCCAAATCTTATGAGGCCTTGGCTCTTGCAACTGATATTGCGGCAGTAACCGGCGATGATTTTACAGTCATTACAGACGCGTTATCAAAAGGTTTTGCTGGCCAAACAACTGCACTAAAGAAATTGATCCCAGGGTTAGACCAGGCAGCAATTAAAACTGGTGATATGGCAACATTGATGAAGCAATTAAATGACACATTTGGCGGGGCAGCAAAAAACAACATAACAACTTACGCAGGCCAATTGGCAATCTTAAAAATATCGGCAGGCAAAGCCTTGGAAAACATAGGCAAAGGCTTGATCAGTTTCTTAAAAGGCTTTACCAAAACTAATTCAATTACTGATCTTGGATTGGCAATTGAAGACTTAGGCGTTAAGATAGGTGACATATTTAGAGGCTTGCCGGTTTATATTAAAACTTTTTTTGCCTCTACAGATAAAGCGTTCCAAGATAGTTGGTTTGGCCGCAATGTCTTATTGCCTTTGATTACTGCACTTGGCAAAGGGCTTTCCGATGCAGCAACAGCGGCCTCAGCAGCGGGTAAAAGGATTAGAGAATTAGAAGCGGCAGGTGGTTGGGGCAGGTTATTTGATACAACAGTAATTAAAAAGTTTAACAAAACTGTAACTAAAACCACTGCTGATATGAAAAAAGCAGCAGCAACAACCAAATTGCAGGGTATGTTTGACATTGATGCAATCCAGATTGCTGAAGCACTCAAAGGCAAAGTCAGCGACCTAGACCGTGCACGCTTAGAAGGAATGAAAGCACTTAAAACCGAAGCCACCAATGATGATATTGCAGCGATCAAAAAAATAGAATACGAAACATTAAGAGCCAATGCAACTCTTAACAGTGCACAACAATTGGCTTTGCAAAACACCTTTGATTTTTACAAACTAATTTATGGCTACGCAAAAGATACCAGTGATGAAATTGCCAAGTTATCGTTTGTGCCAAAATTGCCTGGAGTGAAAACACCTACAGGGGAAACACCTACCCCAGCACCAACAGGAATGCCATTTATTCCATCTTTGTCAATGCCAAACACAAACGCTGCACCAACCTTCAGCCAAGATTTGATTGATCAAATGGAATCTAGGGGCGCACAAAGCAATGCGCAAAATATCACAGTGAACTTACCAAGCGGCATAAATATCGGGTCACAAGCCGAGTTTTACGAAACAGTGCAACGCGCAATTCAAGAGGCAAACAGATATGGTTGGTCAACCTCTGGAATGGCTGGATAGATGAGCCTGCCCGCAATAGCGGTAGTAATCAATTTTAGTAGCGGCCCATCATTTGGTCAGGCAATGATTATTGGATCTGGTGTGCTTGGCGTTAATATCTTGGCCGATAGTGCAACCGTTACTGCTGATGTGTCAGACACAGTGCAGGCCGTCAATATCTCAAGAGGGCGCAACGCACTTAGCGATGTATTTCAAACGGGTACTTGCAGTGTGGTAATTGCAGACGAAACGGGTGCGTTCAATCCCGAAAATCTGTCAAGCCCTTATGCAGGATTGATTCAACCTTTGCGCAAAATTACAATAACTGCTACTGATCCAGCAAGTGGAATCGTGTGGGCTATGTTTGCCGGATACACCACTGGATTTTCATATCAACAGAGCCGAGATGTAGGCGTTGTAAGTACAACAACAATCACAGCAGTAGATGGATTTAGACTTGCCAACCTTGCCACGCTTACAACCGTTGCAGGATCGTCAGCCGGTGATTTGAGTGGCACAAGGATCGGGCAGATTTTGGACAGCATTTCTTGGCCAGCCTCGATGAGAAGCGTGGATGCAGGCGCAACCACAGTTCAGGCGAATCCAACAACTTCGGCAACAGCCCTTGCCAAATTGCAACAGTGCACGGATTCGGAGTATGGCGCAATCTACATCGATGCTTCAGGCAATATGGTTTTTCAGGATCGAGCTTTTACCTCATCCAGCATTGCAGCTGAACCAACGGTGTTTGCAGATGATGGCAGTGGGATTCCTTACTCTCAGGTTAAGTTTTTGTTCAATGATGATTTGGTGTACAACTCTGGAAGCGTTACGCGAATTGGGGGCAGCCCGCAAACAAGCGAAAATGCCGAGAGCATTGCCCTTTATTTCAAGCATTCATACAATCGCACGGATCTCATAATGCAAACAGACGCGGTTGCGCTTGATTATGTCAGGGCTTATATTGCCTCTCGTCAAGCAACGGCGGTGCGTACGGATATGTTGAGCCTTAATTTGAATACCACAAGCACGGCCGGTGTTACAGCTGCATTGGAATTGGACTACTTTGACCCCATAACGGTAAAGAGCACCCAGCCGGCAGCAACGGGAACCAGCACCCTGGACAAAACTTTGCAAATCTTTGGGGTATCGCACAATGTTACGCCAAACACTTGGGTTACTACCTTCACAACTCTTGAACCGATCATTGACGCATTCATTATTGGGTCAAGTCAATACGGGATTTTAGGCACTTCCGTACTATCATACTAGACAGAAAGCAGGTGTACCATCGCAACAGGATTTCCAGCCGCAACCGGTGATGTGCTCAGCGCAGCAATGTTCAACGGGCTAGTTACTTACACAATTAACACACAATCAGGTGCTACTTACACACTGGCGACGGCTGACCAGTATCAGGCACTTGTCATTACTTCAAATGCCTCGACTAAGACCGTGAGCATCCCGACAAACGCAACCTTGGCATATGCAACAGGCACAGCAATAACTATTCTTAATACAGGCGCAGGATTACTAACAATCAACGCGGTAACCCCAGGCACAACCACAGTAACAAGTGCCGGTGCAACCAGTGCAAGCCCTACTTTGGCTCAATACAAAACGGCAGTTTGCATCAAAACTGCAACCGATGCGTGGACAGTTGTTGGAGCAGTTGCATAATGATTGGCAATATCTCAGCAGGTGCGATAGATGTAAAACCTCCAACACCTTTGAGCGTTCAATTTCTAGTGCAAGCCGGTGGAGCCGGTGGTGGTTTTGATGCTGGTGGTGGTGGTGGCGCAGGCGGTTATCGCACTGCTACGCAAACCTTAATTAAGGCTACAAATTACAGCCTGAAAGTCGGTGCAGGTGGGGCTGGTTCAACTATTACTACTTCAAAAGGTGGCGCGGGAGTAAGTTCAATTTTTAACACCATCACTAGTAGCGGCGGAGGTGGAGGTGGGTCATCTAGCGCAATAGTAGGCCCTGGTGATAATGGCGGTTCAGGAGGCGGTGGCCGCGCTAATGGTTATGCAGGAGGCACGGGAAATAGTGGAGGATTTTCACCAGTAGAAGGATACGCAGGTGGTACTTCGGCTAACCCTGGTGCGGGGTCTGGAGGCGGCGGTTCGTCTGCCGTAGGTCAAAACTCAACAGGAACAACACCAGGCGGTAACGGTGGAAACGGTACGAGCAACAGCCTTACAGGTTCAGCCGTAATTTATGGTTCAGGTGGTGGTGGTGGAGTCAATGCTCCAACTGGAGGCGGTGCCGGAGGTAACGGGTCAGGCGGTGGAGCCGGAGGAACAACCGTAAGAGCAGACGGAACGGCTGGTGCTGCGAATCTCGGCTGCGGTGGTGGTGGTGGTGGAGATACTAAAAATGGCGGTAACGGTGGCAGCGGCGTAGTCGTTTTGAAATATCCAGATGCCTACACGGCAACTTTTAGCGGTGGAGTTACTCAATCAACAACAAGCAGCGGTGGATTTAAGATTTCAACCGTTACAGCTGCTGGTGTATCAGACACAGTGAGTTGGGCATAATGGCGCACTACGCATATTTAAGAAATCAAATTGTTGTTGATGTAATCGTTGGCAAAGATGAAAATGAACTAATAGATGGTTTAGATCCTGAGATTTATTACGCTCAAGGTACTGATTGCATTGTTAAACGCACTAGTTACAACGGCCGTATTAGATTTAATTTTGCAGGCCTTGGCTATGTTTACGATTCAATAAGGGATGCATTTATCCCGCCAAAGTGCCACGATGAAGCAACCGTTGATGAATTAACCTGCCAATGGGATTGCAGCAATGCCGACCACAACGCTGAAGTCTGATAACGGTTGGCCAGCGAGCAAAGATCCTGCTGAGATTGGCATCAAGTCTTACCCCGTCAAAGGCACAACGATCAAATTGCGATGCGCTGAAAAAGTTGCACCATTGTTAGTGGGATTTGCAGCTGAGTTCCACGCAACTATTGAGCCAATAGATAATGGTAGCCTCGATGATTGGGGCTATTGTTTTCGGATGGTGCGAGGCCGTGAGGATCGTTTAAGCAATCATTCCAGTGGAACAGCGATTGACCTGAATGCCAACAAACATCCCTTGGGTGCTGAAAATACCTTTACCCCTGAAAAGACTTTGGCAGTGCTTGCACTAGCTGCAAAGTGGGGGTTAAAATCAGGAATCACTTACAAACTAAGAAAAGATCCGATGCACTTTGAAGTTTGCCTGTCCCCTAAACAGGTAAAAGAGCGCATAACCGCGCTTGGATTGGAGCAGTAAATGGCAGTACAAATCAAAGCAGCCTGCGGAACTTATCTCCGTGCGTTGTTAACCATCTTGCTAACCTTGATGGCCACAATCGGAGGATCACCGCTGGACTTCACCAGCGCGGATTGGCGGATGTTAGCCAATGGACTTTGGGCATCTCTTTTGCCTGTCATTATGCGTGCAATTAGTACAAATGATGACAAATACGGCAGAGCACCAAAAGAGTAAAGCCCGACACGCGGGGGCGGGTGTTGCCAAATGTCCGCCCTTAGTGCCACACTTTCAGTACGGACTAGGAAAGGACTAGAAATGCACACTTCAATAATAGTAAAAATGACACCCCAAGACTTTGATTTGCTAAGCGATATGCAAATGGAATGGGGCGATGAAGGCTGGATTGCGCAAGTTAAAGATGGCCGGTTTGAAGATACCCAGGTGGCATTGCGTGCTCAGCCAATGCAATGGGCATATTGGTTTGACAGCCCACTTAGCTGCATACTTGCCAAAAGTTACCTGGCATCTAATAAAATGGGATACCACACTACCTATGATTTAGCAACGGAATCTTGGGTTGTTTTCACAGACTACGCAACCCGCGTGGAGGCATAAGATGGCAGCCGATATGGCCTTTGCGGTAATGGTTGCAATGTATATCGCAATTTGTTTTGGGTGCGTGCTTATTGGTTACGCTATAGGCCACAGAGATGGCAAGCACATAGGTTACAAAAGAGGCCGTGCAATTGGGTACACCAAGGCCAAACAGGATTGGAACCTAACAAATGGCATTTAACCTTGACGATTATCAGCCGGTCGACGAGCGCATCGCCCTTTTCTGGGTTAAATACCCTGAAGGTCGCATTGATACGGATTTGGTTTTTAACGATGGCAGGACTTACATCATAAAAGCGACGGGATACCGTAATGATGGCACTGTTATTGCAAGCGATTACGCGCAAGAGGTAATTGCAGATCGTGGAATTATGGCCAACTTTGCCCTTGAAACAGGATGTACCAGCGCAATAGGCAGAATGCTTGCAACTGCTGGATTCCAGGCCAAAATTGGCAAACGCCCGTCAAGGGAAGAGATGGCTAAAGTACAAAGGGTTGCAGCTGGTGAACCAGTGCCAAACGATGATCTTTGGAACAAACCAGGAGATCCAGATTTAGAAACTGCAATGCAAGTTCTTAGTGCGATTGCCACACCGTTGGAGCGCGAACCTAATGTGCGTGCCCACCCTTGCAAACACGGTACACGGATGCACAAAGAGGGTGTTAGTGCGGCGGGCAAGAAATGGGAAGGCTACTTTTGCGAGGCAACACCTAAGAGCCAACAATGTGCCCCAGTGGGTATGGATGGAAAGGAATGGGTTAAGCGTGGCTAGAAAACTGATTGCAAAATGTAAATGCAAAAACAAATCTTTTTCTATGGAAGTTTTAGATGACGAGCAGTTAAGTTCAAATGAGGTGTTTAAAATGTTTTACAGAAAATCTATGCAACCAGTTTTCCATTTTAAATGGGATTGTTGTGGGTTGAAGGTGATTGTAAATGGGCGACTTGGAAGTGTACTTTCCTGACAAAACAGCCTTGCACTTCACCAGCAATGGCGTAAGCGATCACGATTCTGAAGTTTGCGATGGGTGCAACACACGCCAATTTACAACCGGCGGAATCATAAACGATCAAATCTTTGTTTGCGCCAAGTGCCGAGCGATTGACCGTAATGAATGAACTGCAATTATTTACTTACTTAAAAAGCCGGTACATTCCTGATTTGCTAATGAACCCTGACCCAGTTTCACGCTTTGATTGTGAAAGTGAGCAACTAGGGGCTTACATTGAACTTAAAAGCAGGTTGACTCATTATGAAGAACTAATAATTGAGCGAGATAAATACCACGCAATAACTCAAAAGGCCTGGAGTTTAGGCAAAGTGGCTTTGTACATTTGCTCCACACCCAGGGGGATTTGGTCATTTAACCTTAATAAACTGACAATGCCCGCCTGGTTTTACTTTGATGGATTGCCTACAACTACCGAGTTTGCCAACACTGACACAGTAACCAAAGTAGTTGGATTCTTACATATTAGGCGAGGCAAAAGGATTGGTGCTTATGGCAGCTAATGACTTGCTGGATTTTGATTTTGATGAAATGCCTTTGGCCAAAACGAGCGATGATTACTACACGCCAAGGTGGATATTTGAGGCTTTAAACTTGCAATTTGATATTGATGTTGCAAGTCCAGTGGGGGGCATACCTTGGATCCCAGCCAAAAAGTATTTCACCCAGTATGACGATGGCCTAGCCCAAGACTGGAATGGGGCAAAAGTGTGGATGAACCCGCCTTATTCAAAACCTGCACCCTGGATTGAAAAATGGTTGGAAAACGGTAATGGTATGGCATTAGTACCAGCGTCAAATGGGGCTTGGATGCAAAGTATGTGGGAAAATGCACACGGCATAACCATTATGCCTTCAAACTTAAAATTTCATCGCAAAGAAAAAATGGCAGGCATACCAATACGCACGATCCTTTGTGCAATTGGCGAAGATAATTTAGCTGCATTAAAGGCCAGCGGCATTGGTTATGTGAGATGATGTTGCACGGTATCCGGTACTTCAAATGCAGAGGGGTATGTAAAAGCAATGCACCCTTCAGCACATATACCTGTTATGACCTACCAGAGGGCGTGTCAATGGTGCAATGCCTCGAATGCTTGTTTGTTACCGTTGTGTTAGATGAAACAGCCTTAAAACGCAAGCCACGCACCTTAGAAGGGGAGTACATTTAATGGATCAAAACATAAGCAGATGCACTGGGTGTGGCCAATGGTTAGAAGCGACACACCGAGATTGCCCCACCTGCCTATTGTGGCTAAGTCGTAGGGTGTAACATCTTGCATCCAACTCAACTGCGTGAGGATAAACAGCAGGGCGCACCGACCGTGCGTTGTAGCCCGTTAGAGGGGCAACCTTTGGCCTGCCCTAGTCAATGGCCTATCCCTCGCTTGGGGGGATTAAGGGGGGCAATAATGTTGGTGCTATGCCTTATGGGTTGTCTTGTAGCTGCACAACCAACACAGGCTAAGCAACAAGACCAACAGGTGTGGGAAATACACCTACTTAAAATAACTAAGCACTACAAAGAGTACAAATGTGTTAAACAACTAATATACAAAGAATCCTCTAACAACCCCAAGGCGCGAACGGGTAGCCACTACGGCCTGCCACAGGGGCGCACACGGTACTTGGCTACAGCCTCACCAACGGAGCAGATAACTTGGATGATGAAATATATCAAGGCAAAGTACAATGATGGGTGCGATGCGCTTAGGCATAGCAACAAGGTAGGTTGGTACTAATGGGCTTAGCACTGCAATCAAGCCAATGGAAAAAATTGAGACTCGAAATCCTCCAAAGGGATCAGTACACCTGCTATATGTGTGGAGATACAGCCAATGAGGTCGATCATTTACAACCTAGGTCGAAAGGTGGTAGCGATGAGCCTGAAAACTTGGCGGCTGCGTGTAGGCGTTGCAATAATGCTAAAAGTGGGAAGGTTGCTAAACCGGTTTTTTTGACCTTGCCTGCTAC